TATCCACTACAGCATCTTCAGCCCGCCGTTCGCGTCGCTTTATACCTACTCAAATAGCGACCGCGACATGGGCAACAGTCGCAACGATCAGGAGTTCTTCGATCACTTCGTTTACTTGGCCAAGGAGTTACATCGCGTGATGATGCCCGGCAGACTGATCAGCTTCCATTGCATGAACCTGCCTAGCAGCAAAGAGCGCGATGGGTTCATTGGTGTGAAGGACTTTCGCGGCGACATGCTGCGCATCTTTCAGGCTGCTGGCTTCGTATTTCATTCCGAGGTCTGCATCTGGAAGGATCCGGTGACCGCAATGCAGCGCACGAAAGCGATCGGACTGCTGCACAAGCAGATTCGCAAGGACTCGGCCCTCAGCCGCCAGGGCATCCCTGACTATCTGGTAACGGTGCGCAAGCTTGGCGACAATCCTGAGCCGTGCGCTGGACCGTTTACTGAGTTCGCTGGCGAGGATCCACCGGCCAAGACTGGCGATGCGATCAAGGACAGCATCAACATCTGGCAGCGTTATGCCAGCCCGGTGTGGATGGACATCAACCCATCGGACACGCTCCAATACCGCAGCGCTCGCGCCAATGAGGATGAGCGGCACATCTGCCCATTGCAGCTGGAGGTGATCCGTCGCGGCCTGCAGCTGTGGAGCAATCCCGGCGACGTGGTGCTGAGCCCATTCGCCGGTATCGGCAGCGAGGGTTATGTCAGCTTGCAGATGGGGCGGCAGTTTGTCGGCTTTGAGCTGAAGCCCAGCTACTTCAACTGCGCGGTAAAGAACCTGACCGCAGTCGAATCGCATAAGCAGGGAGAGCTGGTATGACCCTCCGCCCCTACCAGCAGCAGCTGGTAACCGACATCCGCTTGCAGTACCAGCTGGGCAAGCGCAGCGTGCTGGCGGTGCTGCCCACTGGTGGCGGCAAGACCGTCTGTTTTGCCTACATCGCTGATGCTGCCAGCCGCAAAGGCAACCGCGTGCTGATCTTGGTGCATCGCGCGGAGCTGCTGGATCAGGCCAGCCGCAGCCTGCCGATGCACCACGGCATCATCGCCGCCAATCGCGCCATGGACTTGAGCCATGCGGTTCAGGTGGCCAGCGTCCAAACCGTGGCGCGGCGACTGCACCTGCTGCCGCGGGACATGTTCCAGCTGATCGTGGTGGACGAGGCCCACCACACCACGGCTGGCACGTGGGCGGCAGTGGTGGAGCACTTCAACACCGCCAAGCTGTTGGGGGTGACAGCAACGCCGATCCGCGGTGATGGCCGGGGCCTTGGCGAGCATTACCAGGCCATGGTCGAAGGCCCGAGCGCGCAGTGGTTGACCGACAACGGCTACCTAGCAGCTGCGCGGGTGCTGGCACCGCCGGGCTTCAGCGTTGCCGGGATGCGCAAGCGGATGGGTGACTTCGACCAGCGCGACGCGGAACAGCAGGTGCGGGCAATCCATGGCGACTGCGTGAGCCACTACCGGCAGCACCTGAGCGGTCAGACCGCCATCGCGTTCTGCTGCAGCGTGGCGCACGCCGAGGCAGTGGCGGCATTGTTTAATGCCAGCGGCATTGCTGCCGCCAGTATCGACGGCACCATGGATGCCGTCACCAGGCGCCACCTGCTGAAACAGCTGGGCGCTAACAAGATCAAGATACTGACTTCCTGCGCATTGATCGGTGAAGGGGTGGACGTGCCGAGCGTGGGCGGCTGCATCATGCTGCGACCCACGGCCAGCGTGGGCCTCCACCTGCAGATGATCGGCCGATGCTTGCGACCATCTGGCAGCAAGGTGGCTGTGGTGCTCGACCATGTAGGCAACTGCCTGCGGCTAGGGCATCACCTGGAGCCGCGAGAGTGGACACTGGAGGGCCTGAAAAAACAAGACCGCGAGAAGGCGCCATCGGTCAAGGTCTGCCCGAAGTGCTACGCCGCGATGGCCAGCCAGGCGCGGGTGTGCGGCGAGTGCGGGCATACGTTTGCCGCTGAGGTGCGCGAGCTGGAGCAGGTGGACGGGCAGCTGGTAGAGATGGCCGCCCGCCAACGCAAACGCCAGCAAGGCACCGCGCAGTCACTGGAGGATCTCCGCCAGCTAGCGCAGAAACGCGGCTATAAACGCGGCTGGGCTGAGAGGGTGTACCAGGCCAGACTGGCGAAGAGGCATGGCATCGCTTGACCGAGCAACAGATCCAGCAGCACATCCGCCTTGCCCTCAGCCGCGGCCCGGTGCGCCTCTACCGCAACAACACCGGCACACTGCGTGACCAGCATGGCCGCCCGGTGCAGTTTGGCCTGGCGGTTGGCAGCGCTGATCTGATCGGCTGGACCACGCGCACGATCACGCCGGACATGGTGGGCCAGCAGGTGGCCGTATTCACCAGCATCGAGGTGAAGAGCGCCAGCGGCCGATTGCGCCCGGAGCAGCGGCAATGGCTGGAGGCGGTGCAGGCAGCAGGCGGCATCGCCGGCGTCGCGCGCAGCGTTGAGGATGCGGCACGGTTGACAGGGGATGCGCAGGGTGTATGATGGTTGCACGGGGCAAGAGTCCCGCCTTCATTGCGACCCCAACCATGGAACCAATCTTTTACCTGCTGCTGCCTCTGCTGCTGGTAGTAGCTGTCATCCTCTGGCTCACCGAGAGCCGCGAGCAGCGCATCCGCCGCTGGCACAAGCAAGGCATGAGCCAGCGGTGTATTGCTGATCGTCTGTGCTGCAGCCGTTACGCCGTCCGCAAGGTGCTGGCATGAGCAACGCCATCTGCTTCCTGATCGCCGCGGCCACTGTTGCATTCATTGGCATTCAGGCCGCCGACGTCCCACCCGCCACTCATTCCGGCACGCAGTCCTACATCCGCAAATGACCTCCTCTGATTCCTACTGGACGCTTCAGGCTGCCATCGCATACGGCGGTGGCTTTATGCGCCGCCTTGCTGATGCTGGGCTTCACGCTGACCCCAGCAACCGCCAGCGCCTGCTGCTGGCATTCCCGGAGCTGCAGCAGTGCTACGGCCCGCAGACGTTCCTCCACCGCCAAGCGCGAGGTAACGCATGACCAGCAACGCCGAGTACCACGCCGACCCGGCGATCAGCGCCAGTCATCTGCACGCTGTTGCCGCCAGCCCCTATCACTACTGGAAGCGGTTCATTGATCCGAACCGCCCGGTGGTGCCGCCTACTGCGGCCATGCGACTCGGCAGCCTTGTGCATTGCGCAGTGCTTGAGCCTGACGAGCTGAGTGCGCGCTACGGCATTGCGCCCGATCGCCGCACCAAGGAAGGCAAGGCCGCTGCTGCTGAGATGGAGGCCGCTGGCATCGAGCCGGTGTCAGCCGCCGACATGGAGCAGGCCATGGCCATGAGCGCCAGCGTGCGCAGCCATCCTGATGCTGCTGCGCTGCTCAAGACCGGCAAGGCTGAACAGTCCTTCTGGTGGGATGACACGATCAGCGGCCTGCGCTGCAAGTGCCGCCCGGACTGGATGACCAATGACACGCTGGTAGATCTCAAGACCACCACCGATGCCAGCCCTGCCGGCTTTGCCAGATCGGTGGCGCACTGGCGGTACCACGTGCAGGCCGATCACTACCAGGCCGGCACCTTCGCGCGGCGGTTTGTGTTCATCGCAGTGGAGAAGACCTATCCGTTCTGTGTCGGCGTCTACGAGCTGGACAACGACGCCATGGATCATGCCATCGTGCTGCGGCGGCAGAACCTGGACACCATCGCAGACTGCCGCGCGATCAGCGAATGGCCCGGTTACAGCACGCAGACCATCAGCCTGCCGCGGTGGGCACTGCAGACCTCTGACACCATCACATCTGATGACTTCTAGCTCCCTTGCGCTCTGGACACCAGAGCAGACGCAGCTGATCGCTACCACCATCGCGCCAGGCTGCAGCAGCGATGAGCTGCGCCTCTTCGCCTACGCCTGCCAGCGGACTGGCTTGGACCCGTTCTCAAAGCAGATTTACGCCATCCGACGCAGTGGGCGCATGACCATTCAGGCCGGCATTGATGGCTTGCGCGCCATTGCTGAGCGCACCGGCGAGCTGGACGGCAGCCACACTGAATGGTGCGGTGATGATGGCCAGTGGTCTGATGTATGGATCAGCGCCAAGCCGCCAGCTGCAGCGAAGACCACGATCTGGCGCAAGGGTTCATCGCATCCATTCACCGGCGTGGCACGCTTCGCGGATTACAACGCCGGCCAGGGCTTGTGGTCCAAGATGCCAGCCGCAATGATCGCCAAGTGCTCGGAGGCATTGGCACTGCGCAAGGCATTCCCCGCCAACCTCAGCGGCGTCTACAGCACCGATGAGATGGAGCAGCAGGCGATCGAGCCGGTGACAGTGGCGGCAGTGCCGACGCCTGCCGGTGATACCAAGCTGTTTGCAGCTGGCAAGGCTGCCATTGCCAAGGCCAAGACCATCGACGACCTAGCCAAGCTGACCACACGCATGGAGGCCCGCAAGGGTGAACTAAGCGATGAGCAGAATGATCAGCTGATGCAGCTGGCACTCAGCCGCGAGGCTGAACTGACCGTACCAGCTGACTTAGGCGCATTTGATGATGACTGAGCCGTACCTCACCACTGAGCAGCTAGCCGCCCGATGGGGCGTCAAGCCGAGCACGATCAAAGGCCAGCGCGCGCGCGGTTCGGGACCACGCTATGTGACCCTGCCGCGCCTCGCTACGCCAGCCGGCACGCCACGGGTGCAGTATCCGCTGGCTGACGTGCTGGCCTTTGAAGAATCCAACTCCATCACACCAATCAACCCATGAGTCTCTACGCATCCGGCATTGTTCGCATCATCAGCGATCCACAGCTGAAAGCATTTGAAAGCGGCACTATGGTTTGCAACTTCGGCGGTGGCATTCAGGAAGGCAAAGACAAAAACGGCGAATACATCAACAATGCGATTGATGTTGAAGCATGGGGCAAGACCGCTGAGATCATCGTGGACAAGCTGAAGAAAGGTGATTCGATCTTTGTATCTGGCAACCTGCGGATGCAGGAATGGCAGGACAAAGACACTGGCACCAAACGCCGCAAGCACGTATTGAGCGTGCAACGGTTCGAGTTCCTGCCGCGTGTCAAGGCTGACGAGTATTTATTTTGATGTACTACCTGATCTGGCTACTGATGATTGCCACGGCCTGTTTGGTGCTCGGCAATCATCCTTGGCTGGCGTTGATGACCATGTGCATGGCCTTTGTTGTGAGGTGCTGTTGTGACTGATTCGATTACCCCACCGCCGGAGCTGGTGACATCACTGCGCAACTCAGCTCCACATGGCATTCGAGATACAGGTGTCACCCGAGAGATTTGGCTGATCAACCACGCCTATGCCGCTGGCGCCGACCAGGAGCTGGAGGCGTGCTGTGAGTGGACCCAAGGGTATGCGGAATGCGGTGACTCACTCCGCGCCGCCCGCCGCCCCAAGCCGCCGAGCTTGAAAAAGCAGGCGTTGCTTCAGCTCGACACGCTTAACGCAGACCTGGCCATGCACGGCAGAGGCTGCGACCTATCTCAAATCCGTCGCGCACTGGAGGCGCTACCTGAATGACTGAACTATCACCACAAGCGCAGGCGGTGTACGACGCAGTGCGCGAAATTTGCCCTGCGCCTGCCGATGAGATTGCCGCCGCCGCCCTGCGAGCTGCTGCGGATCAGGTGGTGCCGGAGCCAGGCGACATCGACAAGGGATCGCTATCACTTGCCGCCATCCGTTATCGCTGCAAAGTGCGCGATCAACTCCTAGCCATTGCCGCCGAGCTGGAGGGTGGCAATGACTGACTTTCGTGCGCTGTGCCAAGAGCTGGTTGAGTTAGATCAAGCAGAGCCTGGTGATTACGCCAACTGGAGGCAATGCTGGAACGCTGCTATCGCTCGCGCCCGCGCCGCGCTGGCCCAGCCCGAGCCGCAGGGGCCAATGCCCGAAGTAGATGACATTCTGCGTTTGGCTGCAATCATCCGTAGGGTTGACGGCAACCACGACAAAGGCGCTGCTGCGTTGGCGGAGGCAATCTTGAGCCATCCCGACAGCCGCTGGCAACACGCCCAGCCCGAGCCGCAGGGTCCGACGGATAAGGAACTGGATGAGCTGTTCATTGATATTGACCAAGGCGGTGAAGCCCTGAGCTGGCGTCCTTACGCCCGCGCCGCCTTAGCCCGCTGGGGCCACCCCGCCATCGAGCCGGTGCCATGAAGCCACTCCAGCTGTACCGCGTGGCCTTCAGCCATGCCGCACCGCTCCACCTGATGGCCCGTGATCTTGCGCACGCCATCACCAGCGCCAAGGAACTATGCCCCGATACCCAATTCCTGAGCGCGACGCTGGTGCCTGAATGGGACAACACTGATGACCTGAACCATGAGCGCTGATTCAATGAAGGATTACCTAGCCGAGATCGGCCGGTTCCCGCTATTGACTGGTGAGCAGGAGATCCAGCTATCTCGCCAGGTGCGGCGCATGATTGAACTGCAAGCGATGAAAGGCGAACGCACCAAAGCTGAGCTGCGTGCGATCAAACGCGGCCAGCGCGCGCGTGACACCATGATGAACTGCAACCTGCGGCTGGTGGTTCACATCGCCAAGCGTTACACCACTCGATTGAAGTGCAATGGCCTGGAACTGATGGACCTCATCCAAGAAGGTGCCATCGGTTTGAATCGCGCTGTTGAATTGTTCGATGGCACCAAAGGCTACAAGTTCAGCACCTATGCCTATTGGTGGGTGCGGCAATCAATCACACGCGCGATTGATACCAAGGAGCGATTGATTCGTGTGCCGCAGCACATCTTAGATACGACGTACAAGATCGCCAAGCTGCAACGCGAGCACATGCAACAGCATGGCAAGTCAATGACAACTGCTGAATGCGCCAATGCACTTGGCATCACGCAGCATGAAGTGCAAAGCTACGTGATGCGAAACATTCCGCATTCAAGCTTGGATCAACAGGTAAGCGATACAGGTTCAGCGCTAGGCGATTTGATTGCCGATGAACCAGCACCTGAAGAGCTGCACCAGGAGTATGGCGAGCAGTTGCAGTTGTCGCTGATGGAGTTGAATGACTTAGATAGAAAGATCGTCTGTGGGTATTACGGCATTGGGGCGACGCAGCAAACTCAACACGAAATGTCCAAGGAGCTTGGTGTAACGCGCAGCGCGGTGGGCGATCGGCATCGCCGCACGATGCGCCGATTGCGGCTGCGGTTGGTTTATCATCGCAGCTAGTTCCAGCTCGCAGATATAAGCAGTCGCTTGCTTGATCAGTTGCGCTTGGTATGCGTTTTGCTTGATGACTGATGCGCATAGTTTGCGTATATCATCAGCGTTTTCATGCGTGAATGCTGCGCGTGATTGCGCCTCAATGCGCAGCTCTTCTTCAATGGACCATGAAATAACCAGCCACTTTGCCCAGGTCATGACACCAGCATGGCCCATCCGGTACCGGGGCCATCAACCTCCCAGCGGCGCAACCAGTTTTTATGGCTGTAGGCGATGCCTGCGCCTTTGGCGTGGTTGACGTAGCCGCCGTTTACCATGTCGGCCTCGCCGTTCGGATCGTTGTGGATGTAGGCGCCGCTGGTTGCTCCGATGATTACGGACCAATGGCCGCCGCCTGTGGGTGCGCCGACAGGCCCCTTGTGCAGCCAGCCGACCATCACGGGGCGACCAGCCTGCAGTTCGGTGTCGATCACGGCAGAGTTGCAGTTGGTGCGCAGCCGCGCTGTAAGTCCTAAGGATTGCAGCGCCTTGATCTGCGCTTGCGCGTCGGTGGTGTCGCCGAAGCGTGCGCGGATCTTGTTATAGGCATCGTCGCCGCTCACCTTGCCGTAGAACTTGGCCACCATGGCAGCGCTGCTGCTGAAACACTCGCGGTAGCCGGTGCCGCTGGCATTATCATTCTGCGCCTCATACGGCACACGCAGGAGGATGCCCTGCTGTTGCGGTTGCGGTGTGCCCTTCTGCCAGAGTGCGCCTTCGGCCTTCCGCCGCCGCAGCAGGCCAGCCTCAACGGCACTGCCAGGGTTGCGGTAGAGCAGCATGGCTGCTGGCACCGATGGCCAATCCTTATCACGGAGTGCTGCGCTGATGGCGTCGAAGCCAGCGCTGCCATAGAACCCGGTGCCGAGGTTGTAGGCGAAGCTGATCAACGCGCAGCGCTGCGGATCGGCCATGCTTGCCCAGTGCGGGATCGCGCGCAGGCGTTCTGCGATGCGGTCCACCTCAAGGCGGAGAAGCATATCGGCCTCGATTACGTTGATCTTGTCGCCGCGCTTTACGGGATCACCAGCGCCATAGCGCGTTGTGCCATAACCGATCGTCCACGGATCGCCGCCGCTTAGCGGATCTGGATAGGCGCTAAGATGGCAGCCTTCAAATTCCTTGATTAGCTGGATCGCATCAGCTAAGTCGGTCTGCTTGCCTGGGACGCTCCAGGTCTTGAACCAGTCTTGATCCTTGCTCAGGATGTGCGGCGCACGCTTGTTGATTGCGGCCTCCAATTCACTTACGGCGGCCATCTGATGCGGAAGGCCGCGGTAGAACTTAAACAGATCGCTTAGGCGTAGTGGTTGGAAGCTCATGGGCGGTGCATGTGTTGGGGCATAGGCTGCCGGTAAGCAAAGGCCCCTTTGATTTCGGTCCAGGCGATGGGGGTGAGCATTGCGGCGAGAAAGGCGAGGATCACCACCTGCGCCATCTTGTTTTCAAGCTTGCCGACACGTTCACCGATGCTGTTGCGTTCGCGGACATCGGTGATGGCGGCATCCAGCAGCTGCTTGAGTTGGCCCTCCAGCACGCCGATGGCGCGGAGGATCTCGCCGTGCGTTGGCTCAGTCACCGCTTGCGGGAGGCAATGCCACGCAGTGCACCGAGGATCAGCTGGGTCCAGCTGTTAGCGCGAACGCCAGGCACGATTGCCAGCAGTTCAGAGCCAGCCAGCAATGCCACGGCGATGCTGGTGATGTCTTCCGGTGTCATCGAAAGTTGTCAGCTGCCGACAGTCTAATTCTGCAGCGTGAGCGTGCTGGCCGCCAGGGAGAAGGTGCCGTTGCTGGTGGTTATGTTGCTGTTGAAGTCGTTGTAGGCAACCAGCTCATCAGCACTTGCTAGTCCGCCGCGGGATTTGTAATACACCGCGGCGCGTGCGGTGATGGTGCTGCTAGTCCAGGAAACCGCTGCAAACTGAATGGTCACCTTGTCGTTGGCGGTGTCCTTGGTGACGGTGACAGGCGCGCTGATGCCGCCAGCGGTGTAACCAGTGCCGCTGACTTCATTGGTGACGGCAGAGCGCTTGAGGTCGGTGTCCTTGTCTGGTGTGTAGGACGAGGAGACCAGCAAGACCTTGAAGCTGTCGGTATCGAAATCGATGGCGTTGCGCGCCATGTCATCGATACAGGAGTTGTAGACGAAGGAAGCCATCAGGGTGCAGGCGACTGCGGCCAGGTGATGTCAAACGGATTGTCAGCATCGGCCAGGTCGCGCAGGGCCTGGCGGTAGGCGGCCCATGCGTCACGATCGGCGCCAAGGTCGTAGTCGGCGATCTGCGTCCAGTCGCAAGACTGCAGCAGCTGGATGCGCTGCTGGCGGATCTTGGCGTACTGCGCCTGCAGCTCATCGAAGCTGTAGGGACGCACGATGTACTCAAGCGCCTCACCGTCCCAGTCGATGGTCTCCAGCTTTGGGTTGCACTCAGGTCGCTCGTAGGGGCCGAAGTAGCCCGCACGCTCCAGCTCGTCAGGCGTGAAGGTGCTGGCGTCCGTGCGGGTGCTGCCGTCCGCAAAGCGGATGCGGTGCGGCAGGGGTGCTGGGGTAGCTTGGCGGTGGGAGTAGAGCGTACTCATGGATTACAGTGAAATAAGCGAACTTGAATAAACATCGCCGCCAAGATGCGTAAAGCTTGTGCCAATAGTTACCGTTGAATAGAAAGCGTAAGTGCTTCCATTGTTGGATACCTGTAAATCAAAAGATGCAGGGAAACGCTGCGCACTGGAAGATGAGTGATAGAGTGAAAACACTTTCAAAGAACTAAGTGATTTGGCTGATCCCAGATCAAATGTGAGTGTTGCAGCTTGTTGAATAATAGACCAGACATCTCGCAGTGCTCTGTTAGAAGTTGATTTTGTACCGTCAACAATTATAGACGGACTGCCAATGTACCACGGGAAGTTTGCGGTGGCGGTAATTCCAGTAATTAAACCATTTCCATCATTTAATTCAACTTCTGTCAGATCAAACGAATCACTGTCTAATGCAGTGCTAGCAAAATTGGCAAACCGCCAGTATCTGTAGCCTCCCGAACCCGGCCAAGACCCATCACGCTTCGCCACGCTTTGCTCGTTTTGAAACCACAGTCCAGACGCTACGCCCTGCGTTGGGGTGCGCTGGACGCCCATCAATCCACCGTTAAAACCGAGCATCAGCTGATGTCCTCGTAGCTGATGACCAGCTCCAGGTCGCTGGCAGCGCTGGCCTGTGCGCGGAGGCTGTGGCCTTCCTCCAGGTAGATGTACGCCTCGCGGGTCACCAGCACCTGCGTGGCATCCGCTGGCACGGCGATGGTCTTGCCGATGGCGAAGCCGGTGGTGCCGTTGTAATGCTCCAGGCTGATGTCAGCAGCTGCTGCGCCGTCCACGTTGGCGCAGTACACCGAATTGATTTTCAGCACCTTGCCGCTGCTGGCACCATTGCTCAGCGCCGCAGCCATCGAGGTGGTGACGGCATAACCCACGGTCTTACCGACGACCGTCGTGACCGAGCTGCCTGATTTGATGTTGGGCGCTGCCATTGATCACCGCCAGGTGGTGTATTGATCTTCATTCCAGAATAGCGACGCCGCAAAGCCATCATCATCAGCTGCGGTTCCAGTAGCCGCTCCAGCGACCCACGCCACATTTACCACCAGGTCGATCTCGCCGGTCTGCGTTGCAGCGCCTGGATTCCAGATCACATTCACGCCAAGCTCGAAGCCAGGCAGCGGCTCAATGCTCGGCAGCCATGTGCCATCCGTCACCAGCGACACGGTGGTGTCCACATACCCACCACGCTTCTGCGACTCCTCTGGCGGCTCCTGGTAACGCCAGCGCATCCCAGCCGGCACGATGTTGGACACGCTGGACTGGCCTGCCCAGATCTCAGCCGGCAGCAGAAAGCTGACGAATGAACCCTGCTGCCCGCGGTAGTGATCGCGGATGCTGGCCATCTCGGCCTGGGTCAGGTTCTCATAGCTCAGCTCCATGGTGAGGTTGCTGACGCGGCTGCTGTGCAGGAACTTCACCTGCCCGCCACCAAAGCCAACCTCACGCGAGACGGCAAAGCGGCCCATGCTGTAACTGCGGCCGGTTGGCGTCAGCGTTGGGTATGACGCTGTGGTGACCGCGCCATAGAGGAATGGCTCCTGCGGCTGCCAGTCCCATTCCTCCCAGAATGTGGCCATCAGTTCGACAGCGTGATCACGCTGGTGCTGACGCTGAAGGTGCCGCCGGTTGACACCACCTCACCGCTGAAATCCAGGTAGGCAATCAGTTCATCGGCGCTGCTGGCACCACCGCGCGCTTTGTAGATCACGCCGCCTGCAGTTGTAAACGTGGCTGATGGCCACGACACCGACGAGAAGGTGAGAATCTTCTTGTTGGTGTCGTTGGTGATGGTGCAGGTGGTGGCGTTGCCGCTAGCGGTGTAACCAGTGCCGCTGATCTCGCTGCTCACATCATTGCGCCGATCGTGCCCGTCCTTGCTGGCCGTGTAGCCGACGCCAACTAGCAACAGCTTGAAGCTGTCAACCGCAAAATCCAGATCACCGTTGACCAGATCAGTCAGCACCGAGTTGTAGACAAAGGAAGCCATGCTGCACGCTCCTGGTGATTCAGTCTATTGTCCAGCGAATTGCAGTAGCCACGATTGGATAAGGAACTGCTAGCACAGATCCAGGCGTGCCCGTAACAGTGCCGCCAAAATCAACCATTGCCAGCGGGTACGATGCGCTATAAATTGGCTCCGATGAACTCGCTGCATCCAAGGGAGTCTGCAAACAAAGCAGCAATGATTTTGCGCTTAGCGTGCCTGATGGCACCCACCTAAAGCAGTTGATTGTGTCACCTGAACCTGGGAATCTTTGAGACGCAGGCCGCAATTCTAAAAGCTTGCTGCCGCGAATTAAACTAGACTCTTGGAGAAAGTCAAACGGGCCAGGGCCGTTATAGTAGGTGTAAAGGTTTTGCACGTACTGACCACCTTTGGTGTAGCCGTTGGCGGTCGGCAGTTCTGTTACGCCACTACCCAGCAGCTGGTCGACGCGGCCGGTGTAGCTGCTGTCGAACTGCGCAACATCAGTGCTGCACAGCAGAGCGAACACCGTTCCTAGCTTTTTGAACCAGAAGGTTTTTGCGTCTTGCTGATCCATGCCATAAGTTGCAAGATACCGAATGGCAGACTGCTGGTAGATGTTGACGGTTACTGCCATTGCTTTATGCCATGGTGAATTTGAAAATGCCAGCAGATGGCCACTGCACAGTAAAGGCTGTGCCATTACTGGCAGTCAGCAGTGCATCAAAATCAATCAACGCAAGCGCTATTGATGCGGTGTACGGATCATTAAGCGATGCTCCATTGTTTGACCTGGCCTGCGGTAGCTCGTAGCACAACAATGCAGATCGTGCGGCGATGCCGGATCCGGTTGCGCTCCATCCAACATCATCGGCCGCCATTGTCAATTCGCCTGATGCGTAGTTAACTCGCACATTCTGCAATGCCTTTCCGCCCTTGGTGTAACCATTGCCAGTAGGCAACTCGTTTGCGCCTGCGCTGGAATAGGTGCCGTTCCATTCGCGCAACAACGCATAGCCACCAGTTGTAGACGCTATACCAACGCTTCTAAGGGTCAAGTAAAAGGGGTTTCTGCCTGCAAAAGCAACAGTCTTATCCTTCTGGATAATCCCATAGCGAACAACGTCGGAGATGTTAAATAGGTGAACAGTTACAGCCATGGCTACGAAACCGGGAACCGCAGTCTGAACACAGCAACCAGCGCAGGCACTTCAACAATCACGCCAGGTGCGCCAGCTCTTGATAGCGCCAGCGTCAGCGTCTGTGATGTGCCATTGGCAGCCACGCCACGACCAGCACTCAATCCAATCGCAATGGTCGTAGTGAACGGCAGGATGTCCGCCGTAGGTGCCACGGAGCTGCTCAGCGTCACGCTGACACCATGGCTGCCGCAGGGATAATCCTCAACCATTGGCGGCTCGACATAGCTCCATGCGTAACCCTGCAACGAATAATCAGCCACGTTGCTCACGCCGCTCATCACCTCAGCCGGCAATCCAAAGTTGCCGTATGGCCCGCGGCGCGCCTGGTAGTGCAGCAGGATCGCCAACACCTGCGCCTCGCTCAGGCCGATGAACTCGAGCTGCAGCGTCGAGTCGATCAGCACGTTGGAATGCCGCACGCGGTTCTCCATGCCGTTCACGCCTTGGTAGGCGGTGTTCGGGTAGCTCCCCGGCGTGAACGTCCGGCTGCTTGGTACCAGCGCAGGGAAGGTGCTCATCCGTAGCTATCCAGGCCGTCGTCTGGATTGGTCACGGTGCCACTCGCTGTGCTTTGAACTGGCACATTGCCGATCAGCACCTCATCTGATGGCACCACAGCATCCTCAACAGCAGGATCAAGCGGTGCCGGTGGGTCGATCACTTGGATGTAAACCTCGGCAGGGATGGTTGAATCCGTCGCGCGGCCGGCATCAGCATCGCAGCTGGGGCCGGTCTTGGTGGTATCCACCAGCCCAGCTGTATAGGGAACATTGGCCACCGCAACTGCCACGATGCTTCTTCCCAGCGTATCTACTGGATGGTGGATGCACTCGTAGCTCACCACACCTTCCAGCGATTTGCCCATGGTGACCACCTCATAGAGGAAGTCATGCACAGCCTCGCCAACGCCTACCGATGCGCGCGGCAGCTTGACGCGCACCAAGTCGCCAACGCTCACGCTGACGTTGTGCGCCTGGGGCCTTGCTTTGAACGTGACTGAGTGGGTGATGTTCACGCGGCTGGCCAACAGGTAGGCGCCAAACCTGGCAGCGTGCATTCCGCTGGTGCAGAACTCGCTGAGGTCATGCGTCTCGATTGATAGGTTCGTGCGTGCGGTGTCGGAGTAACGCAGCTCCACGGTGCGGATGATGCCGATGTCATCTTCTGCCTGCTGGCGCCACATCACCTGCGCTACAAACGGCTGCCGCTGCGTCAGGTCGCTGTATTCGATGCGGAACGAATCCAGCAGGATCGTATCCTCATCAAACTGATACACCGCCACTGAGCTGGTGGTGTTGATTGAGCCATCCTCCAGCGTTGGCACCAGCGGCTTCAGGCCGCGTTTGCCTTGCACGCGGCTGGCACGCACCAAAAAGTAGGGCGCCCACTTCGTGATCAGCTCCTCGTAGTTGATGCTTTCCTTCAGCACGCAGTCACACTTCAAACCATTGGCGCCGAGGAATCGCGCGACCGTGGTCAGGCCTGCTGTATCGATCAGGTTGGCATTCAATCCGCCGATGTTGGCAAGCAGCCAGTTGGTCAGGTCTGCGAAGTTATCGCTGGGGCCAAAGGCCTGATCCGTCAACCGCTGCACATACATGCCGCCGCGGATGAACAGATGCACCTGCCGGTCCCACAGCGTCGAGCCATCAGCCACCTGCCGCGAGAAGCTGAGCGTTGAGATGCCTGGGTAGCTGCCAATGCTGCCGCAGTTCTGCGGGCAGTTTGGCAGCGTGTAGCCACTGCGCTGCACAATGGCATTCTCTGGGATCCAATCACCGGCGCGACGGTTGAACGTTTGGGTGTGGCTGCCATGGCGGCAACCGCCGGAGAACACATCACGCACCGGGATCGAATCCATCAATCCCTCGCCCAAGACCAGCAAGTAGAACGCTGTGACTTGATTGGTGGCGCTGTTCACGAATCGCGCTTCAGTGGCGCTGGGGCTGATCAGCACACCGCCAATACCGGCCACCTGGCGGCAGAAGACGATCGGCACCACATCACCCAGGCTGGCGGCTTTCTGTGCCACATCCAGCGGCCTGGTCACCGCCGCCGGTGGCGACGTGGCAGGTGGTGGCACGATGCCGGTCTGAATGCTCATGACCGGCGCCGGGTTCAGGTCCTGCGCAAAAAACGGAATGTCAAGCGCTTTGCCGCCACCGGTAGGCGCGGCTGATGGAGCGCTGAGCGAAGTGGTTGATCCCCTGAATGTCATGGCCGAAACCCAGTGCCCATGATCGCGCTGGTCAGCGTGCGTGGTGGCACCTGAGCGCCAACAGCAGCAACCGGTGCGCCCAGGGTCATCTCAAGACTGGTCAGGCTGCCGCTGCCGCCCACCACCTGACCGGTGTATGACGCGATCAGCTCCTGCCCTGTCTGCGGGACATCGTTGCCGTTGAGCGCATCGAACTGATAGGTGGTCAGATCCACCAGGTAGGCATTCTGAAGTGCTGCTTCAAATGCCGCCACCACAATGCCGGTCGCTGGCGCTGTGATGCTGATGTCAGATTCAACGCCGCTGGCGCCTTCTGTAAAGCCCTGCGCTGTGAATGCAACGCTGAGCCAGAGATCACCATTGAGCAACACGGCCTTGCTGTAGTAGCTCTGCCAGCGGTTGATGGTGACACCAGCAGCTGAGTAAATCCGAAGGTACTGGGCTTGCGCGCGTGCCATCAGACCAGACCCAATGCAATACGCGTCGAAGGATTGCGCAAGCTGTCAAATACGCTTTTGGCAGTGAACTGCATAGCAGAGCGCAGATCGTCGATCCTCACGTAATCTTCGTCGTTAAAGCGGAGTACAGGACCAGTCGCAATGTTTACCACGGCTTGGGCATCTTGCCTGATGTCAACGTTTACTCGTGAAGCCTCTACAGCCGAAGCAGTAGCATTGATCAGTGTATTAAAACCTGTATCCAAAAGGTTGCTCATAGTGTCCCGCTGGACCTTCATCCACTCGTTCACCTTTGCTTGCTCCTCCTTCATGTCAGCTTGCATTGGCTGCCAAGTAGTCAACGCATTACTGGCTTGAGCGGCCGACAGCTTAAGTACTTGATTACCTTCTCTAGTAAGATTGCTAATCTTCTGGGCTTTTGCCATCTCAGTCTTCATCTGAGCATCCCTGTTGGCAGCGTCAAGTTGAGCTTGTGCATTAGCTGTCACGGCAGCCGCACCGGCGGACGTTGCCATGGCGCCGCCAGCGGTAGCGAAGGCGATCCTTTGTTGGAATTGCCGTTCGTTAAAGGCCAGCATGTCTTTTAGCCTTTGTGCGTACATATTGTTAATCGCTTCCATTTGCGCTGCTGGGATCACATACTCAGGCCCAGCCTCACCAATGATCGCAGCTGTCGGCTTGCTAACATAAGCACCCTGAGCAAACTTGGGAATGTTCAGCAATGGAATAGTCGGGAGTAATCCCAAAAGCCCGCCGAATCCCGACTTCCTTATGTTGCCAACGAGATTGTTGTATTTAATGACAAAGCGATTAAATGCGTTCTCAAGATTCCTAAAAACAAGTCGCAGTGTATTCCTAAAAATGCTGACGATGCCATCTAAAGGCGCCTTCAATGCTTTGCCAATACCTGAAAACAATCCAGTCACGAATTTCACCGCCGATTCCCAGTTGCCGCGCCACCACTTGAAATACGCCTTGACTGGCTTCTCCAGAATGTTCTTCACAAAGCCATCCCATCCTTTTTTGAACACACTGCCAAGCCAGGTAATGAACTTGCCCAGCGGCTCGCGGAATGCAATGGCCATCGCCACCACCGCCGCCACGGCCAGCACTGTCCAGCCGACAGGGCCAGAGAAGAACGCCAGCAACGCTGGCAGCACGGTGCCGCTCAGGAAGGTCAGCAGGCCTGAGAATGCAGCGCTGATGACGCCCATCGCGGGGCCAATAGCAGATGCCCAGGTGGCGATGGTGGCGCCAATCTTAAGCGCCATCAGGAATCTGCCTGCCATGAGCACACCGTTGATCACCTGCACCAGCGGCCCGAGCGCGATCACCAGGCCGCCAGCGGCTGCGATGGTGCCTTGCATCCAATCCGGCAGGCTGCTGAAACCAGCGGCCAGCCGGATGACCAGATCAGTGATTGTGCTGAGCACTGGCATCAATGCAGTGCCAAGCTTCACGCTGATTTGCATCATGTTGGCCATCAGCTCAACTGTTTTATCGTTGAACTGATCGGCAAGCTTAGCGAACTTTGTTGTTATCGTAGGGATAAACTTCTCAATAGACTCCCTGCCGCCATTTAATACGGGTATCATTTCGCCGCCTGATTTTTTCATCAGCCGAAATGCCAGATCTGTCTTTTTCGCTCCATCTGGCATTGCGCTCAGCTTGTCGGCAATGTCTTTCATCACATCGCTTGGATTTCTTAGCTTGCCCGCAGCATCCACTGAGCTGATGCCAAGCTCTTTTAATGCTGCAGCTACACCCTTTGGCCCTTCAGCCAGTTCTTTCAAGGACTCGATCTGTTCTTTGCTTGATTGCTTGATCAGCTTCACCTGGCCATCAGCGTGCTCCTTGGTCAGGTTCTTCTCTGTATTGATTCGGGTCTTGATCTGTTCTTCTTCGGCACGCTTGCGCTCTTCAAGCGCATCTTCCTGTTGCTGCTGTGCATCACGAAACTGCCGCGTGCGTTGCGTCTGCTGCTGCTGGTAGCCACGATCCAACGCCTTCAGCACACTGTCTTCCTCGTCGCGCAATGCTTGCAGCTTTGCTTCCTTCTGCTGATCAGTCAGGTACTCGATGTCTTTGATTGCCTTGGCACGCGCATCAAACTGAAGCTTTATTGCGCGTTCCTCCTGCTGCTGTCTATCTTTTGCTGCATCGGCTTCCTGTCTTGATTGATCATCAAACGAATCACCCAGCAGTCTTGCTTCTGCTTTGTATCGCTTGTTGATTTCTCGCAGTCGATCGTCTGATTCCTTTTCAAGTGCCGCCAGCCGCTTGTCGGCAGCATCCTGGACCGCCTGAACCTGGCGATCCTCGCCATCTTCTACTGCCTGCGTCGCATCCTGCAGCGCCTGCTCAGCTGTTTGCCCATACTCATCAGTTGCACCGGCAGCTGTAACCATCCCACGAGACAGGTTTGTCATTGCCTTCACAACGACATCAATAGTTGTCCCTCCTGCTTCAGCCGCTTGCTGCCATTGACTCAAGCTCTCAACGCTGACGCCTGTCTTCTGCGACAGGTCATTCAGATTGTCCGCTGCATCAATGGCGCCCTTGGCCATGGCCGCCAGGCCAACGCCGCTCACCAATGGCACCAGGCTGCCTAGCGCACCGCTCAGGCCGCCGGCGCTCTTGAGCATTCCACCGAGGCCGCTGCTGGCATTCTCTGCACCTTTCTTCAAGCCACCCATGCCCTTGGCGAGTGCCGTCACAGCACCTTCGCCATCAACCGATGCTTTGATCTTCAGCAGCGCTTCCATCACGGCCATCAGCGCTGCTCCATCTGCTTGTTGATCTGCGCCCTGGCGTGCAGTTCCATCACCTGCAAATCCTCCAGCACTACAGCCGGGTCGCTGATCTTATACAGGCTAGCAAGCTGCAGCACCACGCCATAGTCCAGACCGATCACGCCATTGCTGGTAGAACGCCACTGCGTCATGCACCGCAGAAACAGATCGACCACCTCAGCATGTTCAGGCCACAGCTTGAAATGCTGCGGCGCAAACATAGCCTCCGGCAGCTCGATGCCATACTCTGCCGCGTCAGCCAGCAGGTCATCGTTTGGCTTCTCGCCGCGGAAAAGGTGATCCACGGCGCCGGTCAGTTTTTTGCCTTGGCCTTCTCCACGCTTTCGATGTAGGTCTGCACCAACATCTCAGCAACAGTGGCCACCTCCAGCAGCTGCGCCTTGGTCTCCTCTGAGTACGGGATCTGCGTGGTGTTGTCGGCCTCGAAGATGCCGCTCCAACCCACCAGGATCTCGCTGGCAATCTCCCTGGTAGGGATCCGATCAATCAGGTCGTCATTCTTGACGGCATGGCGCAGCTGCTGGAAGTTGATTGCAAGATCCTCCAGCCTGCTCTGCGGCAGCCGCTTAAAGACTGCCTCAAACGTATGTGTGCGGTAGCGGCCGTTGTCTACCTGCTCCCGAACCGTGATCGGCCAGGAGAAGGTCGGCGTTTGCTCAAGGATGAAACCCATCAGGTCAGCGCAATGGAAACTTCATCGTTACCGCTGCTGCCAGGCAGCGGACGGAATGGCAGCACAATGTGCTGAATACCATCGCCGTCTTCCAGCGTTGGTGAATCAAATGCGCAGTTGCTGGCCGTGAATGTGGCAATGTTGCCAGCGGTTTGGCCATGCTGGAAGCTGATGGCGCCAGCAGTCTGCGCAGCTGCGATGGTATAAAAATCCTTTGTGCCAAGCGCAGGAAGTTCAACCGTGATCGAGCCGCTTGGCGCGCGATCCGTAATCATGACCTGCTTTGTGCAACCTGCCAACTGGCGGAACACCATATTGTTCGCCATATCAAGGCTAAACGCATTCATGCACGCGGAGTAGCTATGCACGCTAACGCTGGTGGTGCTGTCGGCATTGACTGCGACCGGCGTTGATTGATTGGAAAATGTTGTTGCCGGATTTGCTGTAGCAGTTGGCGCCCCATAGATCCCCATGAAAGTGAAATTCAACTTAGGAATTTCACCGGCACTCATTTCAATCGCCACATTGCCGCGCACGCCCAAGATCAGGTGCTTGATGCCATCGTTCCTGAAGTCCAGCGCCACGCTGCTGAAGCTGCTGCTCACTGGCGCATAGGTCACGCTGGTACTGGTGACAATAGTCTCCGAGAACCCACATGCCTTCATCAGTGAGCCCCAGCGCGGTGCAGTGCCTGCAGTGCCGCTGCCTGCCAGCTCCACGCTGAAGTTCACGCCGACGCTGGTCTGTCCCACCACCTGCGCTGTGTTGCCCAGGTAGCCCTGCACCAGCTCGCGGTCCTTCAGCTCAAGCTGGAGCGGTGACACTTCAAGATTGCTGATCAGTACCGCATCAGTACCGGCTGGCGCCGGTGACGGCACCACGCCATAGCTCGATTCAGATTTCGCCAGCAGCAGGCGGTTGCGTGTCAGTGCCATCGGTCGCGGGAATCAGCGGGTCGGAGGTTTGCTGGTGCAATGTCCATTCGGTGCCTTTGTCGTTCAGCACATAAGTGCCGCCGGCAGATGGCAGTGGCGGGAGCTTTTTGTTGCTCACGGATAGTCTAGGTTTTGCCATCACTAGCTTACCAAGCTTGCAAGGCCAGTCCTGTACCTCACCTCATAGTCGCAAGCGATCACACCGCCAGGTTGGTCTGCGCTGATCATGTCAAACTGCACGCCGCGCGGCTCGATGGCCATGGCATAGCCACCTACTGATTGGTCTGCCATGATCTTGGCGTGCATACTCTCGGCAATCGGATCAGCTGCCTGATCCGGTATGGCGCCACGCACGATGATCGCCACACGCACCGTCAGCGTCCAGTCAGTCTTGCAATGGCTGTTGCTGATCACCGCCTGGTCTGAGATCGGCTCCACCACAATGGCCGGTGATTCGCCGCGTGTGATCGGCTCCACCCTGCTGCGGTAGATGCGCGTGCTGACGCCTGTCGTACCAGCCAGCGATGATGCGATGGCGGCCAGTATGCTTTCGCGGCGTGTTGTCATGGTTCAGGCGCTGGCAACTTGGGTGACTGTGCAGATGATGCCCGGAATCGCCGGATGCGTGGCATTGCCAGCTTCGGCGTGGATGTAAGCATCAACATCACTTGCCGCCCACATCAGTTCAATGTAATCAGCTGCGGCCAGCTTCAGCACATAGTTCACCGTGCCGATGATGTTGCCATCAGTGCTGCCATGCCGCGCGATGATACTAAAGCGGCTATCTGAATCTGCTACATCACCGCTGCTGCCGCTGCCATTCTTGCGCAGCCATACGTTGATGTCATGGATGCTGTTATCGCTATTGGTGAACTGGATTGAAAATGTGATGCTATAAACGCCAGGATGCAGCACTGTGATGCGACCGCCTGATGCAACTGCAACGCCATAGTTGCTCAAGTCGCCAGAACGCAGCAGTATTGCGGTTGGCGTGTTGATCGTCGCCACATATTGCGAGGTGGAATCCCAGAAGCTGCCCCAATAGCCAGGGCAGCCGTGATACGGCAGCTGGCTCCAACGTTGCGTGCCATTGCCGATCTTGATATTGCCGGTGTCTGATTCGCGGCCAAACTCACCAGCCAGCAGAATCGGATTGCCTGCGATCCAAGCCGCGCGAGTATTGCTGCGAATCGGTGCGCTCATGTCTTCTGTAGTGCTAGCTGCACCATTGCGCCATCATCAATGTACTGCGTCTCACGCACCGTATAGGCAGTGCCTGCCACCGTAATTGCGTCGCCATACTTCAAACTGCCAAAGCTGGATGCGCGTGCGGTCAAGGTGTAGTCAGTGCTCAGGATTGCGTCGCTTAGCAGCACCTGAGATGGCATGTCAAGAATGCCCAGCGCAGTCACAGCTCCGGCTGTGCATGTCACGCCGAAGTCATCAAGGAACGCATCCAGGTTCTCGGTGATAGCCATCAGAATGCCAGCGGGTCAACGTATAGCTCAAGCCATGGCAGGTAGAACGCATCATCTGTTGCGTCTGTTGCTGGCGCCGCTGTAATGCTGGAGCGGATTGATAGGCGAATGCTCTGCCGCAATCCAGTGCGTAAGTTCATGCTGCCCCCACCAGGCCGGTGACGCTAGGTGTGCCGCCGCTCAGGCTGACAAGCCGCAGCCTTATGTACTTCACCGGACAACCGCTCAGCGCATAGCCATATGTGCCATTGGCTGTGATCGTGGTATCAGTACCGGCTTGATCAAGATTGAAGTAGCTGCTGCCATCAAGGCTGCCTTCAAATCGGATCACCACATTGGTGCCGATGTTGCTGACAGTGATCTGAAATGTCATGCTGACGCCGCCACATTGCACTGCGCTGCCAGCGCCTGCGCTGGTCAACGTGCCGAGGCTTTCAACCTCAAAGCCGCTGAATGTACCGACTGGCTCAGGCATGATGCGATAGCGATGCACTCAGTCTAAAAAGACCCCGACCGAGGCCGGGGCCAGCATTGAGCAGCTCAGCCGTACTTCTTCAGTCCGAAGCCGAAGCAGGTAACAGCACTGGAAGCGGTGCCCGTCTCGGCTGTGCAGCTCAGGCGGATGTAACGCTTCAGGTCGTCGTGGTTGAGCGTCTTCACTTCCTTGTAGGCAGCGTTGCCGATCGCAGTGAAAGTGCCACCGGTCACAGCAGTGAACGTGCTGTTGTCGGAAGATTCCTCGATGCGGAACGTCAGATCAGCGCTGGCGCCAGCAGCAGTGCCGGCCAGGATGATCTGAATGTCGCCGTCGTACTCCAGGAGATCGACGCCGGTTTGGTTGCCGGTGCCGGTGATGGTGGTAGTAGCCAGCAGCGTGAAATGCTGCAGCTTCTCAAGTGTCTGTTGGAAGATTGCCATTGGTCCTCTTGCGGGATGATTTGCGGAAAGGCTGCGGGCAAACTGCCGGGACCGGCTCCACAATCGGAGCCGGCTGCGCTTTGCCCATGTTGATCAGAGCGGTGGCGTCCGATTGCTCGGTATCAACCACCTGCCCTGCCTTGACGGCCACGCCTCTGATGGACGTGTCCTTAAGGATTTGAATCAACATCACAGGGTGTTGTTGCCGCGGCAGAAGCCTTCAGGGTGACGGACCGCAAAGTCCACATCCTGCAGTGCCACCACGCGCACGGTGCCGCTGGTGCTGTGGGTGTAGGGATCCACGGTGAGATCCAATCCACTCCACATCGCCATGATCAGCTGGCTCCACACCGCGAAGAACACATCGCCAGATTCAACCTGATTGCTGACGACGGCGCTGTAGCCGTTGACAGTGCCGCCAGGCTCGAACACGTAGGCGCCGGTATCGGTGCCCTTGTCCTTGGTCTTCAGGTTGCCGCGCATTGTGGCATTCATCAGATACGCCATGGCGCCGATGTCGGCGTTGTCCGCGGCGATCTTGGATTCCATGCTCACCACCTCGGTATAGGTCGGGGTGGCGGCACCGAAGTCCTCGGTGTTGATGCCGGTGGTCAGCTTGATGCCAAGTGGCTGGCTGGTGTTGCCCAGGCCGTAGAGTCCCACGCGGTCGATCTCAAGCGCCAGCACAGTGGCAAGATCCTGGCGGATCATCTGCTCCACGTCGATGCTGGCCTGCAGCATCAGGCGGCGGCTGTAGTCGGTGAAGGCGCCTACGGTTTTTGGCGAAAGGTTGACCTGATCGACGGTTTGCTGACTCTCGGTGGGCGAACCCGATTCAGCCACCCAGTAGGCGGTCGCCGCAGCGGTCTGGCGCGGGATTGCCACGTTGCCGGTCAGCCCGGTCAGGCTGGTGACGCCAAGGCCGGCCAGTGCCGAACGGTTGCGCAGCAGCTCGATGAAGCTGCCAGGACGGAAGTCAGTACCGACCAGATCGCCAGCGCCGGATGCGGTGCCAACGGTCAGATCACGGCGCAGCACCTCGCTCGGCACCATGATGCCCTGAGCAACCTTGCCGGCGCGTGCAGCGGCAGCCTCGGAACACTCGCGCTCAAAGGCCGCGGCCTCCTGCAGCTTGCGGTCGCCAGGGTTGGCCAGTGCGTTGATCGCGCGCTGGAAGCTGAACTCACGGGTTTCCTTGGCGCTGAGACCAATGTCGCCAGCGGACTCGCTGACAGGTTGCGCCTTGCTGCCAAGTTGATCGAGCACAGCAGCGCGGGCCTCATCAAGGCTGCGGCCGGATTCAACCAGCTGGCGGCCAAGGTCGGCCATGCCGTGCTTCTCAGTGATAGCAGTGATGCCAGAGATGCGGGTGCGCTCAGCCTTGGCAGCCTCTGAAGCCGCTTCAGCCCGCACCGCCATCAGATCGGTGGTGGTGTCTTCCATGTCGGTAGAAGTTGGGACAAGTGATGCGGCTGTGGCCGCGACCGGAGCATCCAGTGAACGCCCTACTCCGATTGTAGGGTCGGCAGGAATTGACACTAGCGATAGCTCGTGCGCGCTCCATCGCGTCACGATAAAGTCTTCACCTCGTTGCTCCATATCGTTGATCGCATAGCCGAAGCTCACATTGCGCAGTACGCCATCTCGAACATCATTCATCACCTCCTGCGCAAATGGGTTGCGGCTCATGCGCACGCGCGCGTAGCCGCGCTTCTGGCCCTCATCCACCCATGCGCGTTCAACCACGCCGATCAGCTTGTCTGGGTCATGGTTGAACAGCAGCGGCGCGCCATCATTCAGACGGGCAAGATCAACGGCCTCGCGGGTGTGGGCCAGGATCTCATTGCCGAAGTAACGCGCAACGGGATACTCACTTGAGAATGGGAACTCAAGCGTGCGGTCATCTTCTGCGATCTGCGCTGAACGCGTGAATGACACCGGTTCCGAGCGCTGCATCCGCTCACCGGTTGCCACCTCAAACAGAATCTCTTGCATGTCGTGGTCGCTCAGCCATTGCCGGGCCTCGTCGGCGCTGAATCGTGCTGCATCGAAGCGAATGGCCTGCAGCTCGGTATTGCCATCCTTGATCCCATAGATGAAATCAACGCCAGGGCCGCCTTCATCATTCACGCGCCGAATCTCATCGTATTGATCAGGATCGGTCAATCGCGCCGCGTGTTCATTGGGATACGGTCTTTCCATTGTGCGATCTTGCAATGCCTTAATCCTATCGGCCTTGGATGTAGACCAGCTTTGGCCAGCATCGCCGCCCCATGCCGCCCATGCCACGCGGCCAGGTGATGGGTAGCCGTCTTCGCCTTGGCTGAAGCCCTGTCCTTGCTTGTCCACTTCATGCCGCGCAAACCATGCAGCCATGGTGATCACGGTGTCAGGTGACAACTCATCGCCACTCAGGATCTGCGATGCTCTGGTGGCTGCCACATCAGTGCCGCCCTGCTCGCCTTCGGCCTTCCATGCGCGGTAACGCTCAGCCTCGTCGCGCATCCCAGCGGTTGGCATCAGGTTGATCTCGGTGCCGTTGATGTTGGCCATTAGATGCCCTGCTCCGGTGCTGCGTTTGCCTCGGGTGCGTATGGGTCTTGCGGAATGATTGAGCCCGGTGGGCGCGCTTGCGTAAGGCCTGCGCCGCTCACCTTGCCAGGATCAATGTCAAGCACAAGGCCATGCTTCTCTGCCAGCAAGCGCTCGGATTCAAGCTGCACGAAGATCTCCTCGAGATCCCCGCCCTGCTCTGCAACCACCTCGCCCAGCGTCTTGAAGCCACACCGCACCGCTTCCTTGTATGCGGCCACCTCCTTGGCAGGATCAACCCATGCCCAGCCGCGTGGCATCCAACGCGCAGCCTTGAAGCGATCGGGTGCCAGCTCGTAGCCGGGCAGCAATAGCGCATTGCTCAGCACTGCCAGCTCAATCCACTCGTGAAACACGCGGCGATGGAAGTTCTCAATCATCCACGACTGCAGAATCCGCCAGTGGTCGCGGTCTTCGATCAGGCTCAACCGGCTGCTGCTGTAGTTGGTTTGACTGAAGTCGCGCGAGATCGTCTCGTAGCTGCAGCCGATGCCGGCAGCCATGGCGCGCAGCATCGCGCGTAGGAATGGCTCAAACTGACCATCTGGACTATCAAGGCTCGGCACCGTGACCGATTCGCCGGGATTCAGGTATTTGAAGACCCCGGGTTCAAAGTTTGAGACGCGCTCGCCGTCCATCACGTCATCGCCAATCAGCTCGCCCTCGGGGCTAGTAATGAAGCCCATGAGCGCACTGCTGGCTCGAGCACGCACCACCTCGGCCTGCTCGTAACCCGCCAGGTGATGCAGTCGTTGGATTGCACTGGCGAACCATGTGACCCCTCTCGTCTGGCCGGGGCGCTCGGCGCGGTAAAGGTGAATGATCTCCTCAGCCGGGATGCGCTTGTGGCGCTGCGTGCTGATCTGCTGGTTGCTGAACTGATAGTCGCCGGGGTGATACGCCAGGAAGTGATACGCGATCGGCCTGCCCCAGCCGTCCACCTCCACGCCCATGCGGATCTCGTTGCCCTGCTGGCTGCGGCCATTGAGACCATCATCCAGCTGATCCGCCTCGATCACCTCCATCGCCAGCGGGATGGTGCTGCCACCAAAGCTCTGCCGCACAAGTCGGATGAACACCTCGCCGCTCTCCGCGCAGGCGCGGATCACCAACCTTTCAATGTCGGCGAAGCTCAGCTTGCCGCCGGTGTGGCAATGCCGTGCAGTTGTCCACTGGCGCCATGCCGCCTCGATCGCATCATTGATGCTGGTATCAAGCCTGCCGCCGCGCTGCATCCGCACCTGCGACTGAAACGGGATGCCCTGCCCGATCACGTTGCCCTCGATCGCGCGCAATGCTTGCCGCGCGTAGTCATTATCCCGGCACAGCTGCCGCGCGCGATCGCGCAACTTCTGCGCACTGCCGTAAATCTCGCTGTCGGCGCTGGTGTTGCCTGTCACCCAGTCAGCAGTCAGCCTGCTGAACTGCGCGCCTTGGTACATCCGCCGCCGCGGTGCTGATGGTGTCGCCTGTTGTCTGCGCTTCTTGGCCATCAGCTGAACCTCACGAATAGGTTGTGCGGATTGCCCAGGCCATTGGCCGCCAGCTCGGCAGCCTGCTCACGCTTCACATCAGCTTTGAGCTTGGCCTCCAGCTGCAGCAAGCTTTCCAATCTCATCTTTGTCAGATTGCGGCTTCCAATGCTGTACTGCTGCACAGCGCCGCCTGTAATCATTGCGCGGATTGCAGCTTGCACTGCATCAAGATCCTTCCGGGCCTGGCTGCGGCCATCAAACGCGCCAGGCGATCCGGCGTAGTTCAACGCCGCCAGTACATCAAGTTGGCCAGCACCGAGCGTCAGCTTCTCGCTGCCGGCAGTTGCGATCGCCTGCCAGTACCACTGCCCTGCATCGAACCCGACGCTAGTGGCCGCGGCAATGGTCAGCTCCCAGCCTTGGCCGTATGCGGTGCCGGTGATCGTTGCGCCTTCGCTTGCAGTATTGGTGCGCAGGTAATACGTCAGCGTCCATGTGCCGCTTGTGACGGCATTGCCGAACGCATCCACGCTGGCATCATCCCGCCATTTCACCGTGTCACCGGCTCGAATTGTCGCAGGGATGTTCACTGCTACCAGTTGCTAAGGAAGGCTGACCCAGCCTTAGCTGATCTTAGCGACGGCTTAGCGCGTGCTTCTGCTGGCTTGTCCAGCTGATCCCATATCGTCTTGCGGTCATAGCGCGTGTAGAGATGGCACAGCGCGGCATAGGCATACACCAAGCAATCCAGCGCCTCATTCCGCGCTGATGGCTTCTTAACCCATTCGCGCACCGGGAATCCTGAGCGGTTGTATCGCATCACCTGCTTCTCGGCGGTCAACTGCTCGAAGTAGTCAACCGTTGCATCCATGTGGAAGTGCAGGTAGCCGGGCCCAGGCTCGCTATGCCTGATCCGACCGAACAGCGTGGTCTTGATCGTGTCGCTGCCGACCGGATGCACCACCGCGCCGCGCTTCATGGTCTGACCCTTGGCGTTGAGATCCACCCGGCTGCCCTTGCCGATCGGCGGCTTGCCGCGCTGGCTGGCGCCTTTGATCGCAATCACGCCCTGCCGGCCACGCTCGCGCGCGTACTGGTAAACCTCAGCCGTGAAATGGCCGCCGCTGTCGATCGCCACCACATGCGGTCGGATGCCATGGCCCTGCGCGTGCGGCCACTCGCGCAGCACCAGCTGGTCCAGCTGCTTCCATAGATCCGCCCGGCTCGGGTCGCCGTGGATCTCCTGGTGATCCAGCAGCCAGCCTTCCTCATCGCGTCCCCATGCCCAGACGCTGATCGCCAGGCGGTTGTCCTGCACGTCAACGCCAACCGTGATGGCCGACGCACCATCTGGCACAGTGCCGGGTTTGTAATGCTCGCAGCGCTCCATCAATCCAGTGGCGCTCAACTTGCTGGCGTAGTCCTCTGCGAACGTCTCAGCCAGTCGCGTATTGACGAAGCTCTTAAGCATCGGCGCATCCGCCTTGCTGCGCATGAACTCGTCAACCATGTCGCCCCAACTAAGCCAGCCGAGCGGTGAATAGAGTCCACTCAGCTGAAAGCCAGCAGTCTTGCCGCCATCGCCAGGTGCAGTGGCGCGCCATTCACCACCACGTAGTAGGGCAGGCTTGTGCAATTCCCCAAATCGATCTTTGCACGCCTCGCATTCGTACGCCGCGCTGCTCGGATCATCCTTCTCCCACTTGAGCTGCGACCACTTCAGCCATTGCATCGCGCCGCAGCTTGGGCATGGCACAAAGTAACGGCGCTGATCACTGCGTTCATACTCCGCCTCGATACGACTGAAGTCCTTGATGGTCGGCGTGCTGGTCAGCAGGATCTTCCGCCGCGCGAACGTCGTCGCCCGTTTCTCGGCCAAGCTGACCGGATCGCCCTCGCCGTCAACGTCCAGAGGGAAGGCGTCCACCTCGTCGAGGAAGATGTAGCGGCACGGCGTCGATCGCAGCCCAGTGGCTGAGTTACTGCCGGTCAGCAGCAGCATTCCGCCTGGAAACTCCTTGCTGAACATCGTGTTGCCACTGTCCCTGCTGCGGCTTGGTGCGATCCGCTCTGCCAGCACTGGCGTATCGGTGATCATGCTCTCAAGGCGCTGCTTGCTCAGGCGCTTGGCCATCTCAACCGTGGGCTGCACCGCCAGCAGTGGTCCCGGTGCATGGTGGATGACATAGCCAAGCCAGTTGCTGCCGGCTTCGGTCTTGCCGGTCTGCGCCGCGAACATCATCACCACACGCTGCACAGTGCTCCCTGTGCTCAGGCAGTCCATCGGTTCGCGCAGGTATGGCGTGCGCCCTGTCCGCCACGGACCTGGCTCCGCACTGGCCTTGCTGCTCAGCATTCGGTACTGATCGGCCCACTCGCTGACCGTCAGCTGCGCATCAGGTCGCAGGCCATCAAGGAATCCGCCGCGGTATGCGTTCATTCGCTCAGCTCCGACAGCGCCGCGCGGTGCTCCTGGCTGAGCAATTCATGGATCACGACCGGATCCGTCTCGCCGGCCAGCTGGTGGCTTAGGCGGTCCGCCAGGTTGGCCAGTGCTTCACGGATGCTGCGCCCCAGCGCGAACGCTTCCTTCTTCACCTCGTCTGCACTGATCAGCTCGCGGCGCTGCTGGCTCACCTGCAACTTGGCCAGCTCGGCCTGGTAGTGCTCACGCCTTGCGCGGCTTTCATTCAGATCCGGTATCTCATCATCCGGCAACGCCTCCACCCGGCGCTTCAGCTCGCGTGGTGTTGGATCCGCAGGTGGTGACACCTTGCTATTGGCCGTGGCCCTGGTGTTCTTGTTCCACAGCTCCAGCGCCAGATCACGGTCGAGCCATCGCTGGCCGTCCTTGTCAACGATGGCAGCAGCGATTCGGCTTTTGCTGGCGTGGGTAACCGCACCTTTTGTGCAGCCCTTCAAGATTGCAAACTCAGCAAAGCTGACCAGCACAGGTACTTTAATCACTAAACCAATGCTAAACCCTCGCTAAACCGCCTGCCGTAGCTGTGCTGAGATCCATTGCGCCGCAAGGGTTTAGGCGGTTTAGCGTCTGGCGCTAGTTGAATGGCGAGCTTCTCT